ATCATGTCACGAAACATGCCAGGAATTACAGGCGTGGGAAGCTGCAAAACGAAAGGAGGAGGCCAACATGGACAAGCCGAGAATTTGTGAGGTGCTGGGGGTTGAGGTGGACGAGGTATGGCACGTCACTGGAAACGATAATGCGATTTACAGAATAAGTGGTGGAGTCGCGTTAGAATATGCCATACCAAAATGCTATGAAGATGGGCATGGAGAATGGCGTCAGAGCGACACGGTCCACTTGATTGATATTATCAACCACCCCGACCGCATCATCCGCAAGCCCCGCTGGACGGAGCAGGAGGTGGAGGACGCAAAGGCCGTCAGACGTGTGTTTGGGCGGGATGGGGTCATTGAGCGTTATAACAAAGCAATGACAGAGCCATACAGCAACCTCGTTTTTGACCACCTGTATATAAATGAGGACTTGTTCCCCTCCCTCCGCCCAGGCGAATCCGTCAAGCTGGAAGAGATCATCGGAGGTGCGGAATGAAAGAGCCGTGTAATAGTTGTCGGATAGCAAAAGATTGTTTGGCATCAGGATATATTAACGGGCCATGCGTAGATTTTAAGCCAATCGAAAAAGATGACCAGCAAGCCAAAGCAGACGCAGGGAAGCCTCGCCCCACGCTTACTCCTGTTAGTCTAATCGACGCTGTGACGGCGGTCCGTATGTACGGGAACGCAAAGTATCACGACCCAGAGAACTGGCGGCAGGTGGAGCCGCAACGTTACCGGGATGCACTCTACCGGCACTGGCTGGCCTATCTCAAGGGGGAGAAGTGCGATCAGGAAAGCGGCCTACCTCACCTGTGGCATTTGGCTTGTAATGCGGCATTTTTGATTGAGATGGAGGGCAAAAAGTGAGAGAGATCCTTTTCAAAGCCAAGCGGCTGAATGATGGCGAATGGGTGGAGGGAAACATTGTGTATGTCGCGGAAGATGCCGACTTTATGCCTGGAGCGTATATTCTACCGCGGCTAGTATCGGCCAGTGCGGCCCCGCCCACAAAAGGTATCATGCTCGGCGATTTCTTTGAGGTTGACCCCTCCACGGTCTGCGAGTACACCGGCCTGATCGACAAGAACGGGAAGAAGATTTTTGAGGGGGATATCATCCGCTGGACGAACTGGAAGGGCGAGCAAAAAGAAGCCCCTGTATGCTATGACCAAGAGTGGAATAGATTTTGTGTCTGGCTGAATGGCGCTGATAGCATGGGCGTAAATAAGCACCTTTCGACAAGCGAAATTGAGATCATCGGCTCCATCCACGACGGGGAGGGCGGACAGCGTGAGGAGGGATAGCCTTTGACCAGCCAAGGAATAGAAACATTTCTCTCCTATCTACGAGAAACCGAGCAACGATACCATATGTCCGAAGTGAACGAGCAGGAAGCAAATAATGAGACTCAGGATATCCTACATAGCTTGGAGCTTCAGGATCATGACTATCACGACTTTGCTCGTCTATCGAAGGAGCTGAGAGGAGTCCGCCAGAAAAGACGGGCTGCAAAAGACACTATGAGTGAGACGGCCCCGGTGCTTGATTGGATAGACCAAAACCGACCAACAATCAAGAGCCTTGAACGACTCCTGGGTGATGTGCGGAAAGCTGAGAAGAGTACTGCCAATCGAATCTATACCCCCAGGACGAGGAGGGATAGCCCTTGAACGAGTTTGCGGAGAGATTGAGGAGGTAAATTATGAAGTACAATGAAATCTATCCTTTGCTAAAACATACGATTAAGTGGCTTCAGGAGAACTATCCACACGATACGTATTTTGTCATTAACTCAAACAGCGCGACGATGTATCACAAAATGGGCATCTTTGCAATGGATGGGATTGAGCCAGACAACGGAACAAATAAATATACGGCGGAACAGATCTTAGAAATAACAAAGAAAGCATTTGAGGCTTGACAGAACAATAGTTTTATATTATGATATAAAGGGGATATATAAGTAAAATGAAATATAGTAATCCTACATGGGAGCCTTACTTCAAAGACATCTCTCCTACACTATCAAAACTTTACTTCCTGACTAACTCAGGGACTATCAGATACATTGTGGCGACTATGATTTTCAAGAAGATGTCCTTTCTCGAATGGAGGAACGAACATTGGACTTAACAAAATATGAAATGGAAACTATCTACAACTACAATCAGGAAGAGCCTCTTGCCTCATGCTACACGATGGACCGTGCCCTGATCCGCCGCTTAGATGTACTTGCCGAAAAACACAAAGAAATTACTTTACTTAGAAGTGGTGAAGGAATGAGGGAATATACTTTCCCAAAGAAGTGGATTAAAGTCCGCGCCCCAAAGAAACTATCGGACGAACAGCGTGAAAACATGGCAAAGAGAGCAAGAGAGAGGTTTGGGTTTGCGAAGGAAGGTGACAACTCTGAACAAGAATGATACGACTATGGAGCAGGGGAAAGAACTTGTTAAGCGCAAGATGAAGCCTCGTGGTGGAAACTCTCCGGTGATTGGGGATAATGGTGTACATACCAAACCAGGTGACAACTCTAAGATTGCTGGGTTCCTTATGGAAGTCGGAAAGTGGGGACCTGTTGATAAATCCGATGTTCAGGCTATGGAAAAGCGGTTTTGGGACTATGTTTCGCTCTGCTTTGAAAGAGATGTTCGTGTCACCAATCAGGTAGCTTACTTTGCTATGGGTATTACCCGCGATGATGTTTACGACTGGGAAAATGGACGTTCACGCAGTCCGGAACATTCCGCCCTCATTAAAAAAGTGAAGATTTTTTGCGGTTCTTACCGTGAAATGCTAGGAGCTGACGGCAAGCTCAACCCGGTCACATTGGTCTGGTGGCAAAAGAACTATGACGGTCTTGTGGACAAGTCCGAGGTGGTGCTTACTCCAAATAATCCACTAGGGACTATCACCGATCAAAAGCAGCTTGAAGAGCGGATTGCTGGATCTGTGGTGGTGGAGGAATAGCGACTATAGTTTTGGAACTGGGGCTTACGACTATGGTCTTGTCTTCCGCTGGAACTATAAAATGTCTACGACTATGATTTTGAAATATGGAGTGGAAAACAAATATGGGTGAAATGACTATATCAAAGAATCCTGCAGAGGTCAGCGACTATAAGCTGTGTCCCCTGCTAGCAGCTGGATATGTCTTAATCCAAGAAAGTTCGGACGTGGTGGAGAAAACGCTGATCGCGATTGAATGCAATGGCCCCCGCTGCGCCTGGTGGGATGCGATGGCGGAGCGCTGCGCGGTCCTCTCCCTGGCCCGCAAAAAATGAAAACGCCCCGGCTTGCTCCTGGTGGAGTGGGCCGGGGTTGCTTTATATCATGTCGGGCGCTCTGCGGGGCGCTGTGGGACGTTTTAGAGCGTGGGAATATAAGAACACTGACAGACATTAAAACTGCTCTACGGGCCTGTAAATGGCCTTTACGGAGGTTTTGCTTTTTTGCCTCTCCCCTGCCCCGCTGGACACGGGCGCAAAAATGCCGCCTGCGGGCCATAAGAGGTCGTACAAGCGGCGGAGCGTGGGCGGGTAGTGTTGGGATATGGAGGACACAGAAAACCCGCCCCATGATGGCACAGGGCGGGCGGTGGTGGTATTCAAGATTTTTTCGCTGTCTCCCAGATCACCATAAGCGGGAGCAGCAGAATAAACAGAATAATCAAGCGGGGGTCACCTCCTCCACGATCTCGAAAGAAACGCCCTCAATAAATAGGGTTGTGCCGTGTCCGGGAAGGAAAGCAACGCGCCGCCCCTTCCACTCCGGATGCTTGCCGTCATAGTTCATATAGCAGCCCTTATAATCGTTCCCGATGGCGTCATACTGTTTTTTTGTGATTCGTTCCATTGAAATTTCCTCCATTCTCCCGGCGGGCGGGTCAAGCAATCGTCCAGCTGATGCGATAGGGATCTTGATGATAGTTTGCATCTCTGGCCCAAAGTTTCTCTTTGTCTAACAGGTGATTTGCTGTGATGTGATAGGGCTTCCCGGTTTTCTCGTCCTTGTAATATAGCCTGTATTCGCTGGCGGCCTTGTCAAATACAATACTTACAAGTTTCATTGCTCGACCCTCCATTTAGTAAAGTTCGGCGCTCTGCTTGCTATATTCGCGCCGAGCGGCCATGTATGCGGCCCGCTGCACGTCGCTAAAGTTGCAGGCATTGAAAAGCGCGTTGAGATCGTCGATATTTGCCACGCTGGAGCAGTTGCCGAAGCAAGAACACACGTCAAAATCGGCTTGCCAGTTTATGCCGTATTCGTGATTAAACATCTCGCGGAGAAATGCGTTTTTCCAGTATTCCGCGTTTTCGCTTTCGGGTTCTGCCTTTTCAAGCATAGCAAGCAATTCTTCTCCGCTATTCACAAAATCGGCGTCTTTTTTATCGTAGAACGCAAGGAAAACGGGGCTAAAAATCATGTTTTCGGTTTTCTTTCTCAACTTTTTCCGCTCTTCATCGGGGCCGCAAAAGAACATTGAAACATGATCCCGACGCAAGCCATAATAGTTGCGGATGTAGTATTCTTTTGCTTTCTTGTCTTGGTAATCGTTTACTGTTTCCATCTCGTCAGCGGTAAACAGCTTTTTATTTAAACTGTCAAGGTAAAATTCCTGCAGTTCGTCGCGGCTCTTGCCTGTGTGGTGCAGCTCGTAGTCGTCAGCGTATTTGATATGGTGACCATCAGCGAACACAAGCACGGAATAGCCGAAATAGCCGCCAAAGTCCACAAAATAGACTTGATGCCCCTTGACGGAAGCGGCCTCAATAGCCATTGCTGCGGCTTGCTCCTCTGTCAACGCTTCAATATCGCGGATCACGTATTCTTTCGTTGCAGTGTTTTTCATTTCTGTTTTCCTCCTTGTCATGGAGGGCGGCCCGTGGTATACTGGGCCTGCCCTGGTTGTGTGGTAGCTTCTGGGGCCTCTCTTGCCCTGGTCACTGTTGCAAGCGGTGGCCGGGGCTTTTATTTGTTTACAACAATTACAATTTCATGGTTGGGATAGTTTTTTATAGCGTCAAAATATGTTTGGTTGCATTTTTGCCATGTGAGTAATTCACTTGTGTAGTCCATTGCGCCGGTTGCGCGGCTAAATGCTATAACTTGATATTGCCTCATTTTCTTTCCCTCCCGGCCTGTGGCCTTGCTTTCTCCTGCCGATTATGTTATAGTGGAGGCGGCCAGATGGCAGGCTCTAACCGCCTCCGTTTGGGTCTTAGATAGTCGCTTGCTTGTTCAGGGCTGGGCGGCTATCTTTTTTTACTGCTTTGGGATGGCCTCTCGGATAATGCGGGCCGCGTCCTGCGGATCTTTGGCCGTGGCCTCTACCAGCCTTGCCAGGGTTTCAAGGTAAGACGCTAACTCGGTTTGGGTCATGCTATCAATCTCCATTTCCGTTACCTCCTGCCCGGTAGATTCAGCGCGGTTTCCCTTGCTGTGATTATATTATACTAAATTAGATTAGTAATGTCAAGCCATTTAATAAATATTTTTATGATTTTTTTGAGCGTTTGGAGTAGTGCATTATATCAAGAGTTTTTGCACAGCACAGAGGGACACTGGAGGGGGAAACGCCGCTTTTTTAATGTAATAGGTTAGGAGTTTGGGGACAGCGCACAGAAAAAAGATAAATATTTTTAGTAGAAATAACTTGACAGCACTAAACTTGTTTAGTATAATGACGTTGCAAGGAGGCGATGGAGAGTGGAGCCAGTTACAATCAATGAGGCGATCTCTAAAATCATGAAAGAGCGTGGATATACACAGTTTGCGATGGCAAAGAAAATAGGGAAAGAAAAAGCAACGGATGTATCTGCGAGACTTGCAAGCAAGAACATGACTTTTAACAAGGCGTTGGAGATGTTGGAAGTGATGGGATATGAAGTGACGGTGCAGCCTATGAAAACGGAACCGGGGCCGAGAATTAAGGGGCAGTATGTCATTGTCTCGAGCGAAGCCAAGAAGAGAGGTGGAGACGAGTGAAGTATGGATATGCTAGAGTGTCCACTTGTAGGCAAGCGAAGAACGGAAACAGTCTACAAGACCAAGAGAGAATGCTGATTAGGGCTGGCGTATCACCAGAAAACATCTTTGCTGATAGTTACACAGGGACGAAGATGGATAGACCGGAATTTGATGCCTTGTTGGAGATTATCAAATCTGGTGACGAGTTGGTTGTATGCAAATTGGACAGGTTTGCAAGAACGGCTCCAGAGGGCGCTATGCTTGTACGTGACTTGGTGAATCGTGATGTCAAGGTGAATATATTAAACATGGGAATTGCGGACAACACCCCAATGGGGAAAGTCATGGTAACTGTTTTGCTGGCCTTCGCTGAATTTGAGCGAGATATGATTGTTGAGAGGACATCTGCCGGGAAAGCGTATGCGAGGGAGCACAAGGAAGGTTATCGGGAGGGGCGGCCTGTTAACGAATATCCTAATTTCAAAAAATTTTTCAAAATGCAAAAAGACGGCTCCATCACAGTGGAAGCCGCCTGTAGGGAGATGGGAATTAGCAGGAGTCAGTGGTATGTGCTGGTAAGGAGATCGGCCTAAAGATCCGCCGCAGACAAAAAGGAGCGAAACAATGAACAACTTCAAGGTCATATATCGGATATTGAGGTACTTGGAAGCGGCACTTGACTGTGAGGAGTTTGATGTTGAAACGATCAGCCCGTTTCGACTGGGTGTAACCCGTGAGCGTTGGGAACAGATTTTGATTATGATGCAGGACAGCGGGTATATTAAGGGAATTGTTGTGACGAAGACTCTGGGAGACATGAAGCGGCACATTACGGAGCCGATTTGCCCAGAGATCACGATTATTGGATTGGAGTATCTGGAAGAAAACAGGTTTATGCGTAAGGCGGCCAATATGCTGAAGGGCGCAGTGGATGTTGTAAAGTGAAAATTCCGCGCAAAACAAAAAAGCCACCCCTTTTTGGAGTGGCGTGATTGAGAAATTATTTTAGGAGTTCTTGTTCGATATGGAGAACGTCGGGGAAGATCAGCTTAATTCCTTTTCGCTGCAAAGCCAGAACTTTTTTGGCTTTCTGGACAAGGATCTGCTCAAATGCTCCGTTAAGCCGAACAGGAGTGGAAGATGCAGAATCTATGTACTCGTTCTGAATGTACTTTGGAGAAACTGGGCACATATTTTGTATAAGGAATGCCTTTTCGTAACCAAGTACGTCCCCGAAAAGGATTGTATCGCATTGACCGTGCTTCTGAATTTTATGCTGATATATTTGATGGAATTTTGCCGTTCTTGATGAAAAAGGTATCATCCAATAAAGGCCGGTCTTTTCGTCTTCGAAAGCGTAAAAACACGGGCGGTTATGTGGAACACCGTTGACCATTTCATGATTTTGCATGAGATACTTGTCCGGGAAATCAATAAAGTATTTGTCACTTAAAAAGTAGAAATGCCCTACATCCATTTCTCTATCTCTCCTTGGAATAGGAAACGGCTCTACCCCGAAGAATAGAGCCGTTCCAAGCATTTGAACTCGGCCATATTTTAGTTGCTTGCCGAGTAGCAACAGACATTTGAACTCGACCTTTTATTGGCCGCATATCGAGTAGCGGCAAACATTTGAGATAGTTTCCTATCTGTCTATAGTATATGCGAGAGATCGGAAAAAGTCAACACAAGTAAGCAGATTTTTTCTGGTTGACAAATCAATGAAAAAGAACATATAATCAGACACAGGATGGTATTTGAGGTCGGAAATGGCTCCCGACACTCCCTTGTATGAGGACGGAAGAAGCAGCCGTCGCCCTAGTTGGAGATGCGTGAGTGCTGACACGCCGCAAGGGAACCTGAGATGCAGGATACGCCGCCCTGCCAAATATCCAGAGTAAGCCGGAGGTGTCTGAATGGATGCTTCCGGCTTGCTGCATAATTGGAGGGAACATGATGGACTGGATCAAAGTAACGCCTGAGACAATGCCACCGGACGGGGAACCAATTCTTATCACGATTGAAAGTTGGATAGATAAGCATAGATATGTGTGGGAGACACAGGCAAGATGGCACAACGGTATTTATGAGGTTTGGGAAGATGACGGACTTGCATGTGGGTGGGCATCTGGCCGATTTGCTGGGTCAAAGGTAACTCACTGGATGCCGTGGCCTGAACCGGCGGAGGATTGAATAATTATAGTGCCAAGTGCCTCTCCCTTGCGGAGCGAACAGTGCCAAGTGCCTTTTATCTTACGGGATAGGAGGCACTTTTTTCATGGAAATTCGGGAGTTAGTGGCGAGGGCATTTCAGAGGGACTTGTCTGACCCATCTGCGCTGTCTGATGCGTTTGATTCAATTAGGCTGCTGGAGCCAGAAAATTTTACGCTGGCCCATGAGCGGAACAAGGAAATCCGCCGCCTGTCGGCCAAGTATGCTGCGGAGCGGACGGACGCGAAGATGTTTGAACTGAACAAGCGGAGCCTGCTGTTTGATGCACCGTATGATTTTGACGCGGCGATTCGATACGCTGAATGGAACCGGGAACCAAAGAAAAAATTCTATATGCCACGCCGAAAGCAGCTATTACCTATCGTGCAGGCCATGCAGCGCCTTGAGGAGCGAAATATACGCATACTGGGTGTCATGGCACCGCCCGGAATCGGAAAGACAACCATCGAGCTGATGTTCATGGTTTGGACGGGACTCAAGCATCCGGAGCTCAGCAGTCTGATGGGATCTCACAGTAATTCATTCCTGCGCGGGGCGTATGAGGAAGTCGGGCGGATGCTCGACCCGAAGGGAGAATATCTGTGGCACGATATATTTCCGGGCATAGGCGTGGTAAAGACAAATGCTCAGGATATGCGGCTTGACCTTGGTAGCAGGAAACGATTTGAGACATTCGAGTTCTCGTCTATCGGCTCGGGAAACGCCGGTAAGGTGCGTGCTTCCAATCTCCTGGTAGCAGATGACCTTGTTCCGGATATCGAATCAGCAATGAGCAAGGAGCGTATGGATAAACTCTGGCAGCAGTATTATACAGATCTCATGCAGAGAATGATTGGCGATTGTGTCCAGCTCCTTGTTCAAACTCCATGGACTCTGCATGACCCCATTGACCGGCTTGAACTGACGCATACAAATGATCCATTGGCAGAGTTTATCCACCTACCTGCTCTGGATGAAAACGATGAGAGTAATTTTGATTATCCGTATGGGCTCGGGTTTACCACGGCATTTTATCACAATCAGAGAGATGTTATGGACGATGCTTCCTGGCGGGCACTATACATGACTCAGCCCATTGAGCGTGAAGGACAGCTCTACAATGAGGATGAGCTGCGACGGTACTTTGAGCTTCCTGATGGAAAACCAGATGCAATCTTGTTTGTCTGTGATACGAAAGACAAGGGAACCGATTATTGCGTGATGCCAATCTGCTATCAATATGGGAATGACTTCTACTGCGAAGATGTGGTATGTGACAACAGCAATCCAGAGGTCGTAGAGGCACGTCTGGTGTCAAAGCTCCTTCAGCACAAGGCTCAGATGGGCCAGTTTGAAAGTAACAGCGCTGGTGGTAAAATAGCAGAAAAAGTTCAAAAAGAAGTGAAAGAATCCGGGGGAATCGCAAAAATAACAACAAAATATACTACATCAAACAAAGAGACACGGATCATAGTCAACAGCCCATTTATCAAAGACCGTGTTTTGTTTAAGGATAACTCTGTCATAAAAAAAGATAAAGAATACAGGAGAATGATAAATTTCCTTTGTGGGTACACGATGGCTGGTAAGAATCGAAATGATGATGTCCCAGATGCGTGGAGCCTTTTTGCCGAGTACGTCCAGCAACTTGAAGGAAACAAGGTAGAGGTATTCCGGCGTCCGTTTTAAAATACAAAATATTGTGCATAAACTATTGATAAGCACTATATATTGTGATATAATAAAACTGGTAGGTAGATTCCTACCACCTGTCCACCATCTTTTTTCTCACCTCCTTCACACGGATGGGGTGGCGGCGATGGTGCCGCTGCCCCTACTGTGTGGGATATATGCCGCACGAGTGAATCAGCCCAAGAATCCGGGCCGGAGGGTCGCCCCCTCCATGCGGCAAAGTAAGCTGTCTCAAAGTACACGAGGCTGACTGTGGAAAGACACTATACCGGCAACCCAAGAGCGTCTAACGGGCCCGGAGAAGGTACTTGACGCCCGCCTGTCATGGAGGCGGAAGCGGCGGCAGCTATGACCTGCCCCGGTGGTTCGGCCCAGCGGCGATAAAGCCACTGTATTCTAGATGGCTGGACCATAAAGCGCTATCCCGCTGAAAACTGCCGTGTTTGCCTGTGCACGGGCCTCCCAAATATGGCGTTACAATCTAAGCGGGAGCGCACATATGCCTCTCCTCGCCGCATGAGGCGGGCGGTGGCACCATTGAGCGGTGGCGGAATAAGGTAGACGCTGACTGGTAGGGGGACACACTCGGTGGAAGTCCGGGGGGCCTGGTGGTTTAGGTAAACACGCCCTATGGAACCACGCTGTGAGGTGCAAATCCTCACCCGCTCAAACAATATACGGGTGTAGCTCAATGGAGAGCGCCGGATTCCAAATCCGGAGGTTGGGGGAACAGAGCCTTCCACCCGTGCCAGGGCGCAAGTCCTGACAGAGTTTCTTGGCGAAAGGTAAGTGAGCAAAGCCGAAAAACTCACAGCATACCCCGAAAGGGGTATATATGGACCATTGGCCCGATGGTCGGGCGGGCCCCTCATAAGGGCTTGGTCTTGGTTCGATTCCAAGATGGTCCACCAGAATTAGAAAGGAGTCGCCCAACTGAATGAAGATTGACATTTATTGTCCGGTCTGTGCCGCTGCTGGCATCAATCATGGAAAAGGGCGGCTGTTGATGCAGGTGGATAGCAAGGCAGTTGGTGTTGTTTACCCATACTGTAAGGCTTGCAAGAAGAACATCAAAATCGAATTGAAAGGCGAAAAGAGCGCCTGAAAATATATAGTTTAGTGCCAAGTGCCTCCGGGCAATGCCTGGACGAAGCGTGCCAAGTGCCGATCAGTTACCGAGGAATCCTCGGTAGTTGGTCGGCATTTTTTATTATTCTGGGGGTGACGGAGTGACTGAAAACGATACTGTTCGAGCTATATCTGAGTGGCCGGTCAATGGTTTGACGGGTCGGCGCAAAATCTACACGGCAAAAAAGAAAGTCACCCCGGAAAATGTGGTAGAGGTGCTGGGCAAAGCGCTAGCAGTACACAGGATCAATAGAGCGGAAACAGTCTACTTGTATGACTTTTACAAAGGGAAACAGGATATTCGACTGAAAGATAAAATCGTCCGCCCGGAAATCAACAACAAGGTCATGATAAACCGGGCAAACGAGATCGTAACCTTCAAGACGGCTTATCTGCTGGACGGGCCAATCCGTTATGTGTCTAACGGTGGAAAGGATGATGTTTCTTTCAGTGTGAACACGCTCAATGAGTATATGCGCTCTGAAAGCAAGGACACACTGGACAAGGAATTAGCGGACTGGATGCACATTTGCGGCGTAGCGGTACGCATGGTACTCCCTGACAAAGCTGGTGAGGAGGACGGTTCCCCGGCATCCATCTACACACTCGACCCGCGAGCGGCGTTCTGCATTTACCATAGCGGCGTAGGGCAGAAAAAGGTTGCCGGTGTGCTGGAACAGGTGGACGAGGAGGGTCAGCCCTACTTCTGCGTGTACACCACTGAGTGGTATTTCGAGGTGCAGAACGGAAAGATCACAAAGCAGGAAGCCCGCACCATCCCCTATATCCCCATTGTGGAGTATGTAAACAATGACGCCCGCATGGGGGCCTTTGAGCCAGTCATCCCCATTCTGAATGCCATCAACATGATTGAATCCAATCGACTTGACAGTATTCAGGATTTTGTCAACGCCTTTGACGTGTTCCAAAACTGCGAGTTAGAGGACGGCCAATACAAGGAACTGGCAAAGGGAGGCATGGCGATTACTATCAAGAGTGTTCAGCCCGGAATGGAGGCCAAAGTCTACCGCATTGCCTCTGAGCTGAACCAAACCAACACGCAGACCATTGTGGATGATCTGGAGGACGCATACCTGACCATCTGCGGTATGCCGAACCGGAACGGCGGTTCCTCTACCAGCGACACCGGGCAGGCGGTTATTTACCGAGATGGCTGGTCCGCAGCTGAGAGCCGGGCCAAAGACACAGAAAAGACATGGGAGAGATCGGAGCGGGAGTTCCTGCGGCTGGTGCTGTATATCTGCCGGGAGACGGGCGATTTAGGCTTGCAGCTGTCCGACATCAAGCCGGAGTTCACCCGCAAGAACCTGTCCAACATCCAGTCCAAAGCGCAAGTGCTGGCGGAGATGCTGAACAACAGCAAGATTCATCCGAAGCTGGCGTTTCAGTACAGTGGGCTATTCAGCGACCCCGAGGAGGCTTACCGTATAAGTTCCAAATATGCCGAGGAACAACAGCGCAAGATGGAACGGAGTCTGCGAGATGAGCTGGCGGCGGAACGGGCCAACGGGGACAATCCGGCCAATCCGCAGGACGGCGGCGGTGATGCTGAATGAGCGGCTGCTATGACCTCACAGACAAAGCAATCGACCTTTTGAACAGGAGGGCGGTCAAGCGGTTTGAGGATGCGAAAGACGAAGCGGCGCAAAAAGGATTTGATGAACTGTCGGTCCTGGAAGTCACTCGTACATTATATCAAAACCTCGCCCGTGACAATCAGGAAATCTTTCTTGAACTGGCGCAAGAGCGGTATCAGGAGGCCGAACCGCACGGAGAGGAACCGCCTGATTTAGCGTGGCTGCTGGCGTTGCTGGCGGGTTATTCGGCTGTTACGAAGGTCATCTACGACAACGATGTTGACCGAAAAAGGCAGTACACCGCTGAGGGCATCAATTCCAGCACGGCCAAGGTGACAGAGTTCCGGCGGGGGCTGCATTACTGGGCTGACCTGACCGCTACATATGGGGACATCGTGACCGATGAATCAACACTGAAAGCCTATCGAGATGCCGGGGTAAAAAAGGTCAAGTGGATTACCGCTGGTGACGAGAAGGTATGCGAAACTTGCCGGGAGCGAAATGGAAAGGTGTACTCCATTAACGCGATACCACCGAAGCCACATAGACGATGTAGGTGCGTCTTTGAACCCGTGAGGTAGGAGGAAGTTACATGGTAAAGACAAAAACCGTGGAAACCATTGAGGAATACGATGAGAACGGGAAGTTGGTCAAGCGAACCGTGACCGAAACGGAGGAAACGGACGATACCCCTGTCCGCTATTCCTACCAGACTACGCCGTGTATTCCGTCTGTATGGGAACCGTATTGCAAGACTACTTGCGAAAGTAAAGTTTAAGCGGCCCAGCCGTTTGAATATGGCCCCAGAGAAGGGGCGGTATAAGTATCGCAGGCTCACAGAGAAGTGAGGGTAATCAAACGCAAGAATAAGTCGGAGATGACTATAAGCGCAAAGGAGAATTGACTATGGCCACCATTGATACCAGCATGATTGAGGGTTTTGACAGCATGACTGCGGATCAGAAAGTGGAAGCTCTTCTGAAAGCGGAAGTACCCGAAAAGGTGGATTTGTCTTTGTATGTGTCGAAAGATACGGCGGATAAATACGCCACCGAGGCCGCTGAACTGAAAAAGCAGCTCAAATCCAAGATGACAGATGACGAGGCCGCAAAAGCCCAGGCTGACGCTGACCGCAAGGCATTGGAGGATAAGTACACCGAATTGCTTCGCAAGTCCACCATTGCCGAGCATACCGCCCGCTACATTGCTATGCCGGGCTATGACGAGAAGCTGGCCCGTGAGACGGCGGAGGCTCTGTTTGACGGCGATATGGAGCGGGTCTTTGCAAACCAGCAGAAGGCCAACGCCGCCTATGAGAAGAAACTGCGGGCTGATCTGGTAAAGCAGGACCCCAAGCCTGCTGGTGCTGGGGGTGGAAACGAAGAGAAGGACGAGGCCGTGGAGTTTGCCAAGAAGCTGGGCAAACAGCGGGCCGATGCCCTCAAAAACGCAAACGAAGGTTTGAAACACTATTTCTGATTGAAAAGGAGAGAAACAGATGAAGTTTACCAAGACTTCTGTTGGCGGCACCATTGAGATTCTGGCCGCTGACGATTTTGTTGCGATTCCCATTTGTGTCACGGAAGCCGCTGCTGTCCCTGCCGGTATGCCTATGACCGCTGCGGGCAAAAAGGTGGCGACCACCTCTTATGCTACCGCTGTTGGTATGCTGCTGTACGATGTGGACCCGACCGAGAATCCCAATGGCGCTCTGCTGGTACAGGGAGTTGTGGACAAGAAGAAAGTCGAGTCCCATGCGAGCATTACGCTGGATGATACTTTTGCTGTGCCCGGTATTATTCTGCGGGACAACATTGGTGTGAACGAGTAAGGAGGGATACATAATGGATTTGAGAGAAGTTTTTACTCCTGCTGCGATTGCGGCGAACTGGACTGAGGTTGCATCCAATCAGATTCCTTACCTGGGCGCTACGCTGTTCCCCGCCCGCAAGAAGGCTGGTCTTGACTTGTCCTGGCTGAAAGGCTCCCGTGGGCTGCCTGTCTCTCTGATGCCCTCCGCATTCGACGCGAAGGCCACCTTCCGTGATCGAATTGGATTTGAGAAACTGGAGACCGAGATGCCTTTCTTCCGCGAGGGGTACAAAATCAAAGAGAAGGACCGCCAAGAGATGCTACGGGTACAGGAGTCTAGCGACCCCTATGCTGCCGAGGTGATTGCCCGTGTATTTGACGATACCCGTGACCTGATTGACGGCGCGAACGTTGTTCCTGAGCGCATGATTATGCAGCTGCTGTTCCCGGAAGGCGGCGATGTGGGTATTGCGATCAAGGCAAACGGCGTGAACTATACCTACAAGTATGATACGGACGGCTCCTGGAAGACCTCTAACTATACCGCACTGACTGATACAGCCACTTGGGACAAGCCCTCTACGGCTGACCCGTTTGCGGCGTTTAAGACTGTCAAAGACGCTATCCGTTCTAAGACTGGCACTGAACTGACGGTTGCTATTATGAACTCCTATACTTTTAATCTAATGGCTAAAACCGATGCCATTATGAAGCGGTATATGAGCACTAATGGCCTTACACTGGGATACCTAACTGATTCTGAGGTAAAGGCTGTTGTGGAGTCCACGTCCGGTCTCCGTATTGCGATTTATGACAAGCAGTTCCGGGATGAGAGTAAGGTTGCACATGCGTTTGTGCCTAATGGCTATGTGTGCCTGATTCCTGACGGTGCGCTCGGTGGTACTTGGTATGGAACCACTCCGGAAGAGGCGGATCTGAGGGGGAAGGCAAGCGCTGAGGTCTCCATTGTGAATACCGGCGTAGCCATTACCCGAATCATTCAGGAGCATCCTGTGAACACCAATATTTTTGCTTCCGAAATTGTGTTTCCCTCCTTTGAGCGCATGGACGAGGTGGCGGTGCTTAATGTCCTGGGGGAATGATCGGGTCTGACACTCTAACCCTTTTCCCCGGCAGTCAGACCCCATTGGGGAAGCAAGTGTCCGAGCTGGTAGGAGATGACCTGACGGTCAAGGCCGATGGCTCCGTGACCGGTACATTTCATCATGTGACAGGATATACCGATTTCAGTTCCGAGCCGGACGAGCAGGAAGGTTATTACTTCCCATTCCACTTGACCAAGACCGGGACCAAGATGACATTTAAGAAAAACGGTTCTCCGACCAAGCAGGGCATTACATTTGACCCGGACATTATTTTCCGGGTAACAAAGGATGACACCTTTGAAGTCCTTGTGGATGACAGCAGTGTTGTGAAGTTCAATTTTGCTGGGGCCACATTTGAGAGCTAAAAAAGCGGGAGGCAGCATGAAGTTTATTCCAAATTACCGCGTGTGCTACGATGGCCGATTTTATGAGGCTGGTGTTCAGTTCCCTATCAAGGCCGACGACGCGGATATGATGAAGCGGCACGGGACGGTGTTGGATGAACCGACGCCGCCTCCCGCCGCACCTAAAAAGCCGGGCAGACCTAGGAGGGCGGACAATGGACAATCTGGCGAGGTTGAAACTCCGCACGAATGAGCCGGACGATGCTATCCTGGAGGACTGCCTAGAAAGCGCAAAAGCGGCGATCATGGCGAGGCGATATCCTTTCCAGGAGTGGCCGGACGAACTGGAAAGCCGGTATCTGGATTTGCAGTTCCGCGTAGCTCTTGCAATTTACAACAAGCAGGGCGGCGAATTTGAAACCGCTCACACTGAAAACGGCGTGTCCAGGTCTTACGGTTCGGAGGGGATTCCACAGGAACTTCTTTTAGAAGTGACACCGCTTGCAAAGACCATGCAGTAGGGGGGCGATTATCTTCCGCAATTTTTTTGTGAATACACAGCCTATTTTTTTCAAAAACCTTGTCGGTATGGAAGAGCTGGTTGATGAATTCGGGAACAGTCTCGGAAGTTACCTCCCCATTTACAGCGCATTGAAATCCGCTATGCTCTGTGTCTCGCCAAACAAAGGCAATTCCGAAGTAGAACAGTTCGGCTCTTTGGAAGATTACGACCGGACGGCAACCACCGCAGACACGGCCTGCCAAATTGACGAGGATTCTGTTTTGTGGGTAGATGGGGCCGATACTAACGGACCGTATAACTACATTGTGAAGCGGAAGGCACCGTGGAAGAACAGTATTCAATACGCTATCAAAAAGGTTTCTGTATCCGAGTACGAAGCGGAACAAAGACTGTTTGATAGAAAAGCAGAGATTGAGGCGGCGATGCTAAGTGCCAAAGATCAAACTGAAGCTGAGCACGGACTCAATCAACCAAGCGTTGAAGGAAGTCAAGACGTATCAGAAGAAGGTTGAAAAAGCCGCTGATGATCTGGTGAGAAGGCTCACAGAGCAAGGCGTATCCCTGGCCCAATTAAATGCTTCCTATATGAATATCTATGATACCGGAGAGCTTGTGCGAGGCATAGAAAGCCAGTACAAGGGGGAGGCCGGATTCGTAGTTTCTACTGCGACGCATTCCATCTTCTGTGAGTTTGGGACCGGAATCGTCGGGGCACAGAACCCTCATCCAGAGGTTGCGATTGCTGGATGGAGATATGATGTGAACGAGCATGGGGAACTAGGCTGGTGGTACATAGGCCGAGACGGGAAAGCTCACTGGACAAAGGGAATGCCGAGCCGACCATACATGTACGAGACCGCTAATATGCTACGCAACATGGTTGTGCCACTGGCAAAGGAGGTCATGCGTTGATAGACATTGAATCGTTCCTTTTCAGTCAAATCGCAGGGGCACTTCGTTCCACTTATGAAGGAATTTTTGTGTCTGGCGAATATGTAGATAGCCCCGCCCGTTTCCCTGCCGTCACCATTGTTGAGAGCGACAACAGCGTGCTTCAAAAAATGAGAACGGAAGCGCCAAATCTGGAAAACGCCGCATCGCTGATGTATGAGGTAAACGTCTACACGAACAGCGTAGGGTATAAAAAGTCCGAGGCAAAGGATATCATGGAGACCATCGACAATGAGTTTTCCAAGATGGGATTCACTCGTACCATGTGCAATCCAGTGTCCAATTTGCAGGACGCCACTATTTACCGAATTGTCGCCCGGTATGAGGGCGTAGCAGACAAGAATTTTAGAATCTACACAAATTAAAAGGGCTGACAGTGCCGAGTGCCTTTGTGCCAAGTGCCTCCCTAAAAAATTAGGAGGTACTATTTTTATGGCTGGAATCCAACTTAGCACCGCGGGCGTGAAACTCCTTTATGCAGCTGAGGCCACGGCCGGCACCCGCCCTACTACGGGCTATGAAGAGATTAGCGAAATCAAGAGCATCCCGGAACTGAACCCGGAGCCTGATAACCTGGAGACAACCACGCTGGCGGAAACCGAATGGAAAACCTACATCCCGGGCCTGAAGGATATTGGAGGTGCGCTATCCTTTACGGCAAACCTGACCGAAAAGTCTATGGAGGAATGGGAGGGCGTTGTCGATGCCTATGATACGGCGCCAGCCGATAATAAGGCCACCTGGTTCTGCATCGTAATCCCTGGTCTGACTAAGGCCCTGTATTTTACCGGGCAGCCCTCCCCGATGGGTATGCCTTCTATGGAAGTCTCCGCTGTCCTGGAGACGACCCTTTATATCACCCCGACCGGCGCGCCTCAGTGGGCGGCGAAGCCTACTGATCTGGAGGCCATGAGTCTCAAGTCCGCGAGAAGTAAGACTGTAGAAGTTTAAGGAGGAAAAGGCATGAGCGATAAGATTATTGATATGAAGGACCGAGTTAATCCTGTCCGTGTAACTGACCATGATACTGGAACGGTTTATGAACTGGACTTCACTCGAGAGAGCGTAAAGTTTGCGGAGAACCGTGGATTCAAGGTTGACGAACTGACGGTTTTCCCCGTGACCAGAATCCCGGAGCTGTTCTACTATGCGTTCCGAAAGAACCATAAGAATGTGGCCCGGTCCCAGACCGATGATCTTCTGGAAGGTATGGGAGGTATGACAACTGCCCTGCTGGAGAGGCTGATGCAGCTTTACAATCAGGCCGCTCTTACACATCTTATCGCCACTGATGAGGATGCAGTAAAAAACGCGAAGGTGACTGTGGAGCTGTAAAAGGCCCACAGTCCTTCACGGATCTATTTGAAGCGGAGTGCCCCTACTATCTGTCCATCGGCATGACTTGGGAACAGTATTGGTATGGCGATGTATGGATGGTAGAGGGATTCCGTGAGGCAGATAAGCTTAATCGAAGAAGGACAAATGCGGCAGCCCACATGATGGGAATGTACATTTATGAAGCCTTCTGTGATGTAGCGCCAGTTCTCCACGCCTTTGCAAAGAAGGGCACGAAGCCTATTCCCTATAGAACAGAGCCGTATCCCATGAGAGGAGAAGAAAAGACAAAGCTGGAATCAAGTCAAGAGATTGAAAACGAGCGTTTGAAAGCACAGCTTTTCTTCAGAAATTGGGCTAGATCTGCTCAAAAGAAATTCGGATAGTTCTCCGGTTTGTACCTTGAAAACTTTATATTGAGATAGCGGAGATTTTGAAAAAAGAATTTCTGTAAAAATTATATCGACAGAATTTGACAGCGGGAAAAATGGAGTATATAATGATAACGTGGAAACCCGCTGTCGCAATAGATAGAGACAGCGACGGTTAAAAGGACGGTTGCCTGACATCCCGCGAGTGCGGAATGGAGGCGTGTATAGAGCCCTCGCGGGAAATTTTCCTGGGGAGGTGATATACATAACTCTTCAAAATTTGTTTTGGATCGTTTCTATCATCTGGATCATTATCCAGGTGTGGGATAAATTCCGAGACAAAAAGAAGTGAGCCGTCTGCCGCAAACAGAAGGCTCACTGCGTGGTTGGGGCTGACACCCCGGCTATGTATGGAGTAGCTTATGTACTGTGGCAACCGTCTTTAGGGTTTCCACACTTTTATTATAGTATTTTAGGGAAAAAAATCAAGCGATTTTGAAAAAAATATCTTGCAATCTTAGCGAGTGAATAGTATAATATTTCCCTGCTTTCAAATGGGCTTAAAAATTATCTTTCAACTTTATCACAAGTCAATTCTTTTGTCAACTGAAAATGGAGATTTGGCGAAAATAAATTCGATGTCTTAAGTTAATTGGGATAGCAGAGATTTTGATTGCTTCCTCCCTCGAATTATGGTAAGATTTGGGGGAGGAGGGGATTGAATGGTAAGCAATATTTGTGTGTTTCTTGTTATTGTTTCTATAATTGCAACTCCAATTTTATTGCTTGTATCTTTGATAAAATGGATACGAAAGAAGCCAGTGAAAAAAATCCTTTTGTCTGCACTTTTCTCATTTTGTACGATTTTTGTATGTTCTTTTATTGGTGCACTCTCGATGATGCCTGATTCATCCAATAATGCAAATTTTGAGGATGATGTTATATCGCAGCAAGAAGATGATAGGCAAAACGAAGAAGAAAATATCTGTGAACATCTCTGGGTTGAGACAAGCCGAGAAGAGCCAACCGAAGAGGAACAAGGGATCAGTTATCAGAAGTGTGAGGTGTGTGGAGAGACAAGGCGCTGGTTCATTCCGAAAATTGAGCACGTTGTAACTTTCGATGAGATTTATCGGGAGTATAAGAGCAACGAGTTAAGAGCAGATGATAAGTATAAAAATAACAGATACGAAATAACTGCGACAATCAATGAAATGGCTACAGGTGGCCTTTTGAACTGGTCTGGTGGCGCAACGCTTACTATGGAAACAACAGTAGATAATACTATCGTTTTTTTCTATGCGTCATTTGAAAAAGAGCAAGAGGAGGCACTTAAATCCATTGACGTTGGAGACGAGATTACATTTGAGGGAGAATGCTTGAGTGCAGGAACATGGATAGAATGTGAACTGATTGATTGAAGATAGTTAAATCCCTCCGCTTAGAAATAGGCGGAGGGTAAAATTTTTTAGAAATCTTGAAAAGATAACTAAATAAATCGAAGTCCCCGCTATCTCAATATAAAGGAGGCAGCGGGGATCTTTATATTTTCAGTGCCAAGTGCCACAGTGCCAAGTGCCGAACTTAAAAAGGTGGTGGCACCATGGCTGTTGACATTGATAGTCTGCAAATTGAAATAGAGGCAACTTCGAGTGATGCGGCGGCAAAGATCGACGCATTGGCTACCGCTCTGACCAACTTGAAAGCAGCGGCTAAAGGCGGAGCGGGGCTGACTACGGTCTCTAAGCAAATGCAGGCACTTGCATCGGCCACGGCCAGTTTAAATAACACGGGCATAGGCAAGCTAAGAAAAATTGCTCCGGCACTGAATAGTTTGTCATCTATTCAGAAATCAAGCGGATTAAATTCCACCGTAAATGCATTGAAAAAACTGCCGGAGATCAGCACTGCTCTCGACAAGGCCAACATTGGGAAGTTTGCACAGCAGATGAACCAGGTGGCCTCCGCAATGCGTCCACTGGCAGTGGAGATGCAGAAGGTGGCAAACGGGTTTTCTGCGTTCCCGATTCGGATTCAGAAGATCATCCAGAGCAATACTGGGCTGGCGGTGTCCAATCAAAAGGCAGCCAAAAGTTTCGGCGTTCTCGGGACTGGAATCAGCTCCATCCAAGCTAAGTTCGGCGTCTACCTGATTGCATTCCGCCAAATCGCCTCTGTTATGTCTAACTGGGTGAAGGAGTCAAACGATTATGTTGAAAACCTGAATCTATTTACTGTTGCCATGGGCGATTATGCAGCAGAAGCTAAAGCATATGCAGAAGAAGTCCAGTCGTTGCTCGGCATTGACCCGTCTGAATGGATGCGTAACCAGGGCGTGTTTATGCAGATGGCTTCTGGCTTTGGAGTTGCAACAGACCAGGCGGCACTCATGTCCAAGAACCTGACACAGCTTGGATACGATATTTCCTCTTTTTATAACATTGGGATTGAGGAATCTATGGAAAAGTTGCAGTCTGGTCTTGCTGGCGAGATTGAGCCTTTGCGTCGGCTTGGCTATGCAATTGACATTGCCTCTTTGGAGCAGGTTGCGCTTAATCACGGTATTACCGAAAGTGTAAATGCTATGACCCAAGCAGAAAAAGCTCAGCTGCGCTATGTGGCTATCATGGAGCAAAGTGGCAATGCTATGTCAGACCTTGCCAGGACTTCCATTACCCCGGCAAATGCTTTACGCATCCTGAACCAACAAATTACACAGCTATCCCGTGCGCTTGGCAACCTTTTAATACCGTTGCTTCAGCAAGTCATCCCATGGGTACAAGCATTTGTGGAGGTCATTACAGAGGCGATTCAGGCACTTGCCGTTCTATTTGGATTTGAACTTCCAACAATTGATTATTCAGGGTTGGAAGGAGTAAGCGTTGGGGCCTCTGAGGTAGAGGACGCTATTGGTGGAGCCACAGATGCCGCAAAGAAGATGAAGCGGGAACTTCTTGGAATTGATGAGCTAACCATTTTGGAGCCTAATTCCTCTGGAGGGGGTGGTGGAACCGTTGGAGTAGGTGGTGTTGGTGGTGATCTTGGGCTGGAATTGCCTGAGTATGATTTCTTGAACGGGTTAACCGACCAGACCAATGAGTTGAAGGAGTCGGTAAAAGACCTACTCTATAACTATATAATCCCGATTGGAACAGCACTGGCAGCTTGGAAAATTGCAGGGCTAATTGGAAACTTAAAAACTGCAACTGGGCTTCTCGGCGGGATGAAAAGCATGATTGCGGGAGGAATCATTGCATATCTTGAACTCCAACTAGCGATTGGAGCTTTTGGGGATTTTTTCTCTGAAGGAGGAGAAATTTGGGATTTAGTAAAGGGAGCATTGGTTGTAGCCCTCGGAAGTGGTCTTTTGTATGCAGTATTTGGAGGCCCTGGAATTATTCTTGGATTGGGGATTGGGCTTGTTGCAATGATTGTGTCTCTTACAAGCGCAATTTCCAGCGGGCTTGACTACAACGGAGTGAAGACAAGCATTGGAACGTCTCTTATTGCGGGCCTCGGAGGAGCCATCGGCTTTCTTGTAACAAAGACACCGCAAGGAGCGTTTATCGGGTTTTCCCTTGCGACTGCGCTGCAATTGAACCTAAACAGTATTTCAGCTCATATTAGCGGACAAATCAGCAAGGGGACAGAAGAGAGTATCTTCACTATACTTCAAGCCGCTTTTTCCTCTGGACTTGCTGGAGCAGGAATTGGATTTGTAATTGGAGGTCCGGCAGGAGCGGCAATCGGATTTGTTGTTGGAGCCGCATTGAGTATTGTCGGACAAAATGTAGCCATTGATTTTGGGAATTGGTATAAAGAAACCTCCAGGATTGTTGATGGAATTGAGGTACTGGATAACAGCATTTCAGAAGCAACTAAGAATAGTGTTGATCCATTTTTGGAACAAATGCGAGACCTGGATGATTCGATGGCAAATCTGGAGTTTAGAGGAACCGTTATAGACGATTCTGTAATTGCAGGCGTTCAAGCAAAAGTGGACACCATTGTAGCCACAATTACAAACGGACTGGATTCAAGCAAAAATGATGTGCTTTCTACATTGGAACCACTTGCGGGTATTCTTGGATCAGAAAAGTACAACGAAATTCTTGTAGCAAATCAAAACTACTATATGCAGGCAAAAGAAGCGGTTGTAGCTGGAGAAGCGGAAATTAGTGCAATTATGCAAGAAGCCGCAAACCAGAATCGAGCACTTACGGAAACTGAATGGACTGAAATCACAGGTATTCAGGCAGAAATGCTAGATTTGGGTGTATCAAATCTTTCAGAAACGCAAATCGAATATGAAACCATTATGCGAAACTTGAAAGATAATGCTGCACACATTTCTTTGGAACAGGCCAGCGAGATTATTAAGAACGCGCAAGCGACCAGAGACGAGACAATTTCCGCTGCTGAAACGCAGTACTCTACGGTTCTTCTAGAAGCCCAAAAAATGCTTGATACCGGGGTTATTAACAGCGAGCAGTATCAGGCTATTGTGGATGCTGCAAAAAACGCAAAGGATTCTACGATTGCAGATGCTACAGAACAATATGAGTCCATCTATGATACGGCCTCTACAAAGTTAGGAGATTTGTCACGATACATTGATGAAAACACAGGGGAAATCAAGTCCATTTGGCAAGTGTTCTGGGACGACGTTGGACTGAAATGGAATAGTTTCTGGGACAGCATTGAAAACGGATGGCAAGATTTCAAGAAGTCTTTCAAGTCTGGTTGGAATGAATTTTGGACAACTGGCCTTGGTGGGGCAGTAGTTGGCGGAATTAACGGGATTATTTCTACGGTTGAGACGGGGTTAAATTGGATAATTGAAAAAATAAACTCCTTATCTTTCACAACGCCGGATTGGTTGCCGTTTGGTTTTGGTGGAAAGCGATTTGGCTTAGATATTCCAAAAATCACACTTGGAAGAGTTTCAATGCCAACATTCGCATTTGGGGGATTTCCTGAACATGGCGAAATGTTTATTGCCAGAGAACAAGGCCCGGAGCTGGTTGGCCGCATCGGGAACCGGACAGCGGTAGCAAACAACGACCAGATTGTGGAGGGCGTTGCCGCTGGTGTGACATCCGCCAACAATGGAGTCATCAATGCCATCTATGCTATGGCTCAGCAAATCATAGCTGCAATCGAAGAGAATGGCGGAGATGTCTATGTAGATGCTGATGGAACTGTCACGCAAAACAGGAGGAACCGGATGTACGGAAAGACCCTACAGCGTATATAAGGAGGCGATCAGATGGTACTAAAAATAGATGGGACCGACATCGTTCCTTATATCGCTTATGGGGGAGTAAAGTGGCAGAGATCAGACGTGGATGGAGAAGGGGCAGGGCGCATGCTGGACGGTACGCTGGAGCGTAACCGCATGGCGACAAAAATCCGTTTGGATGTGACCTGCCGCCCCCTCAAATCAGCTGAAGCAAGCATTGTGCTTTCGGCTATTATGCCAGAATGGGTATCTGTTACATATTTCGACCCTCAAAAGGGAAGCACGGTTACGAAGACCATGTACGCAAACAATAACCCGGCCTCGTACCTTATCAAGCATCCCGACGGGACAGAGTGGTGGAGCGGAATCACGTTCCCACTGATTGAGAAATAAGCCATGGAATATAAAGTTGTCATTGACACAACTGAATACACGGATGCTGACATTCAATCCGGGAATATTGAACGACCTTTGTTTGATGAACTTGGGATCGGAAACGCCTGCATGGCAATGCTGAAAATCGTCTTCAAGCGGAAATCGGTCATTCCCAGAATGGCGAAGATCGTGCCGAAGGCGTTGGTGAACGGCCAGTGGGAACAGCTCGGCGTGTTCTATCTGGATGAACGGTCTATAAAGCCGACGGGGATCATGACGGTAGTAGCCTATGACTCCATGTTAAAGGCTGACAAGGTATGGGTTCCGGACCAATCGTTGGAGTTCCCAATGCCAATGGATGATGCGGTGGACATCATTGCTGAACTGATGGGCATTACCGTTGACCCTCGGACGAATGTAAGCCACGCCTATACCATTGACTATCCAGCCAATGACTACACCCTGCGGGATGTGTTGAAATTTATTGCTGTGGCGAACGGCGGGAACTGGACGATCACCAGAAACGACCAGCTTTTGTTGGTCCCTCTGGTTGGAAGTATGCCACCTGAGACACATTACCTGATTGAAGAAAACGGATTTGCTATCACCTTTGGTGGAGACAGGATTTTGGTATGAACGGAAAAGTTTTTGTAGGGCAGAAAGCTCTATCACTAACTGAATACGAAAAGAAGGCCCCCATCAGCGGCGTTATCCTTTGGGTAGACGATGAAAACTGCTATGAAGCTGGAGATGAGACGGGGACTGTCATAGAGCAGGATTGCCCGTATGCCTCCCAGCAGATGGCCGATAATCTTCTGGCTACCTTGCAGGGATATTCCTATCAGGGACTAGAAGCAAATGGGGCCAAAATGTCACCGATTGCAGAGCTCGGAGATGGCATGACGGTGGCCGGGCTGTACACCCAGATTGCCTATCAAAATATCCGATTCTCTACTGGAGAAGTCATGGATATGGCGGCTCCTGGAAGCGATGAAACCCTTCATGAGTACAAGACTGAGGGAGAGACAACAAAGAATTTTAACCACCAGATAGCCCAGACCCGCTCTCTGATCTCAAAAACCTCCGAAGAGATATTGCTCCAGGTAGAGAGTGAGATCAATGGGCTCTCCTCCAGCTTTTCGGTGCAGCTGCAAAGTATCACCGGGCGCATTGATGGCCTGGATGGTGATTTTGCGGAGATGTCTCTGACCCTGGACGGCCTGACAGTGACTGACAGCACTGGAAAGACTGTGATAAACGGGTCCATGATCCAGACCAGCAATCTATATGTGAATGCGGCGAATATTAACGGGACCCTGACGGCGAACCAGATCAACCTGACTGGAGCTATCACCTGGGTAGACCTCGACAGCGGAGTTCAGGGAGATATCAATGAGGCGGTCAACACAGCAAACGATGCCTATGACCTGGCCTATGACAATCAGCTGCCCAGTTACATCAAGAGCACATATATCAGTGCCACGGAGGTCAGAAGCCCGACTATCTCAGGCGGGACCATTATAGGGTCAGAGATCTACGCCACCGAGGACGGAGACACTTACGCAATGATGGACGGAGACTCCTTTACCCTCATGCGGACAGGAAGCTCCCGGCCAAGAGCAATGTTAGAAGCCACCGACAGCGATGTGTCTTTGGTCCTTGGGAGCGGGAGCAGTAGCACATCGTATTCCGCCGGGCGCTTGTACATTCAAAAGGCGTATATCAGCGGGTTTGGCAATGCCGCCGGGATTATGTATGTAAAAGACAACGATGTCCCGTTTGGGATCATCATGGAGAGTGATGGTACATTGACGATCTCCGCAGACCAGGTCAATGGCGTGCCCGTGCGGTTTGGCTAAAGGAGGCTCAAAATGGCCTTTTCAGCCTCTTTTAGTTCTATTACTGAGACCTCCGCCCGATTTAGAGCATCGTTTACCGGAGGAGACTCAGGTTTTTCCTATTACCGATATGTCAGACTTGACATTGATAGAGATACCTATGAGATCCGGAGCGATTCAGCCGGAGGGTCTTCATCTTCCTTTTCTGAAACGATTCGGGGACTGGACCCTGGAACTACTTATGACTGGGAAGCACAGCTTGGATATGAGGATGCGTCAGGGTCCATTACATGGCTGAGCATTTATGACAGCGGTTCTTTTACTACAGATTCAGCAGCTCCGGCTATTGATCTATGGTCCTGGAGTTCATCGAATGGAGAGGCCAGTTCCAGCCAGACAAGAGCGGCCAGAAATGCCATGGATAATGAAGAGCCAGCAGAGAATTTCCCACACGAGGTCTGGAACGATATCGTAAATAAGGTGCAGGAGGCGTTGGATGCTTCTGGGCTCAGCTGGGAACGAAGCAGCTCGCAAGGGGCCACGTTATCCCGCTCTGGCTGCCTGATGTCCTCTGGAGATACCCTGTTGACGGCCGCCATGTACAACTCCGTCAAGTATCAAATCGGGCAAGGAAACGGATCGGACGGTATCTATGTAGATTCAGAAGATGAATTTACATGGTCCCACATTGAAAGCCTGACGGATTATCTCAACCTGTGGATCGAAAACATATAGGAGGGTCTATGAAGGAAGTTAACGAGAAACTGAACAAAGTGTTTAAGTGGCTATCCGCCATCCCGGTCAGCGGTGAAGCAGTGGACCTCATGTTTGCGGCCAAGCAAGAGCTGAGAGCGGCATACAAGATCCTGAATGAGTCCAAAAAGGAGGATACCGATGGCTGATAAGAACATAGGCTCCCTCCCTGCTGCATCCACATTAGACGATGATTCGCTGCTTGTTGCAGAACAGCAAGGGCAGGCGGTAAAGGTCACGGGGGCGCAGTTCAAAGGATTTGCCCAACAGTCAGTCCAGCAGTATGTTGAACAAGCCCAGGAAGCGGCGAGCGATGCTTTGGAAGCCTCTGAGCAGGCCCTTGAGGCTGTGGCTGGTATTGGTACTGCGGTGGAGGATACCAAGGCAAACAAGGAAGCCGCAGAGGCCGCTCAAGCAGCCGCAGAGCAGGCGCAGGCCGGGGCCGAAGCTGCCGCCCAGGGTGCAGCGGAAGAGGTCAAAGAAGAGCTCCAGGGGCTTGTAGATCAGGCGGAGACCGCAAAGACCGGAGCTGAGACAGCGCAGAGCGGAGCGGAAGCGGCGAGGACTGCAATCGAAAATATGCTGGTAGAAGCTATCACACTGGAGACTGGACAGCCGGCCACGGTCAGCAAATCTCTGGTAGATGAGGTCGTAAAACTGACCTTTGGGCTCCCGGCGGGTCCTGTTGGCCCGAAGGGTGAGACCGGAGACCCCGGCTCCAGCATTGACCGCATCGAGCGCACGAGCGGTACTGGGGCAGCAGGGACTACGGACACCTACACCATCTATCTGACTGACGGGAGAAGCAGTACATTCCAGGTCTACAACGGCGCTGATGGTATTGGATCTGGCGACATGCTGAAAAGCGTCTATGACCCGCAGGGAAAGAACACAGATGTTTTTAAGTATGTAGACGATAAGATTGCAGATATTGACATCCCCACGCCTGAGAACATTGTTACTGTTCCCGGCGGTGGTCAGCTTGAAATGGCGGAAAGTCTGGGAAGCGGTCCGTACACCATTACTTTCTCAGAAGATGATGGTGAGGGAGGCGGCTTTTCCGCATCTGATGTTGATTACAGCAACACCACCAGCGGTTTGGAGGCAACTGATGTTCAGGGGGCTATTGATGAGCTGGCGGGGCGTCCTTCAAGCGGTTTAACTCAGGAGCAGGCGGACCAGAGATATTTGAAGCTGTCTGGTGGGACAATGGAAAATAACGCCGAAATCATAGGACAGGATTTGGTTATTAGCTCAAATACATTTGAAAGTGAAAATTTTGGCATGTTTTCCGTCAGCAGTACTAGTGCATTGCTGCAAAACCAAATGAAAAATTCCATTTCATATATGGGAGCAATGAGCGCAAAGGTACAGATGATTGCTCAAAATGACATAAATTCCAGTTCCTATTCTTCAGTCATGGCCGATGGGGGGAAAGTCACACTTGAAAGCGTTCAAGACGATTCCCATAAGGCATATATGGAGTTAAAGCATGACGGTCAGATAGGTTTTGCGTTTTACAGCGGGGAGATAATGCACATGCTCACAGTAGATGCAAGCGGAGTAAATGTGTTCGATCCTCCGACGGAAGGCACCAATGTGGTCAATAAGGATTATCTGGAACAAGCGATTTCAAATGTCCAGGGCTCGGAAGTTGAAACGACATTAACTGTACTCACGGCGTCTGGATGGGATTCCAGTTCCAAGACACAAAGAGTCGAAGTAACGGGAATATTGGCGGATGAAACTAAGCAGCTTATACAGCCAGTGCCAGCCATCTCATCTCAGCAGGAATACATGGCAGCAGGAATTATGGCAACAGGGCAAAGCGATGGGGCGTTGATTTTTACAGCAAAGACGGTCCCGAATACAGACCTACGAGTATATATAAACATACAATCCGTAAAGTATTCCGTAAACCTGATTTCATTTTCCATCGATGATGCACCATTTCAAGCGGAGAGTGGTATGACATGGTACCAATGGGTTGGAAGCCAGTACAATACTGCTGGATTTAAATGCAGCAGTACCAGCAGCTTTGTTTATGATTCTCAGGGAACAAAAACAGTTATGAAGGGAAGTAGCAAAGTAACTGGATCAGGGTTGATTAAATCTGAACAGGCATACACCACACAAAGAGACAGTGGTGGGATAGATTGAGTAATTAGGTGATGCAATATGATTTTCAATCAAAATGTGACAGGAGGCGGCACCGATACCAGCGATGCCACGGCGACGGCTGGGGACATCCTATCTGGCAAGACAGCTTATGTGGCCGCAGGAAAGGTAACGGGGACCATTGCCAGCAAGAGCTCCAGCAACCTGACCGCCAGTGGGTCCACTGTGACAGTCCCCTCTGGATATTATGCCAATGATTCCAGCAAGTCGGTGGCAACTGCCACCCAGGCCACTCCATCAATAACGCTTGACGAAGAAAAAGGGCTTATTACTGCAAAATCAACTCAAGCTTCTGGCTATGTATCTTCCGGGACTACGACAGCCACAAAGCAACTAAGTATTAAGGGAAGTAAGACCTACACACCAGGAACAACAGATCAGAAAATTGTTGGAGGATATTATCTGACCGGCACCCAGACCATCAAGGGAGACGCAAATCTCGTGGCTGCCAACATCAAGAAGGGCGTGAGCATCTTCGGTGTTGCGGGGAGCAACGAGGGAGAAGATATCGTTCAGAAGGTCATTAGCGAAGGAACTGAATTAGGTGCCGCCGAAAAACGGGTAAGCATCAATGTCTCGATTGGTGACATTATTCATGTTGTCGTCAAATGGAAACCTTTATTTTCGGATGTCCCCGAGTATTCATATTTGAAATACCTCAATGACGATCCAAGTGTTACTAATGCAGTTAAGAGCTATGCTCTTGGGTATAGTGGCGATACCGATTATGAAATTGACGTTGGTACGTTTATGTTTGTTACAGTTGAGAGAACTGCTAATGCTGCCATTTTACGAATTAGCGGAGTTGCTTTGGAGGATGGAGTTCTTGCCAGATATAGTTTTTCCGAATTAAAAGCCACTGTTTACTATCTCATTGAGTAAGAGAGGGTGGACACCATGATATACGTCAACGGAAAACCAGTAGCCGGATTTGGCTCCGGGAAGTCCCGGCAGTTTTCGGTCTCACTCCCTGCCAGTGGGTGGATCGAGAATGAGCAGATAGTGAGTAACGACCTGTTCAAATCCAGTGGCTACGCATATCTGGCAAACCCTGATTCGGATTCCTATCTAGCGTGGGTCTCTTCGCAAGTTCGGCCGGAGGATGAAGTAGCGGTGGATGGGAAGGCGGTGTTTATCTGTGCGGAGGCCCCTGCGTCAGATATCACAGTCAACATCATCCGCATGGAGGTAAAAAATGGGCAGTAAATTTTTTACAATGGTTGGCGGCGGAGCAGGAGGCGAAGGCATCAAGCTGGAGAGCATTGCCATCACCACACCGCCTGACAATATCACATATCTCCCCGGAGAGGTCTTTGACCCTGCTGGGATGGTAGTCACGGCATCGTACTCCAACGGGGCCACCCTGACGGCCACCGGCTGGACCTACTCCCCCAGCGGAGCACTGCCCGAGGGGACGAGTGAGGTGGAGATCATCTACACCGAGGC